GATTTTCAAGAGATTTTGTGAAAAATGTATTGTACAATCCTGTTTATATGGGAAAGATTGCTTACGGCAGACGAAGAACAGAAAAGAAACAGGGTACAAGAAACGAGATGCACGTGGTTGAGCAGTCGGAGTTCCCGGTTTATGAAGGACAACACGAAGCTATCATTTCCGAAGAGGATTGGTATCTGGCACAGGAAAAGCGCAAGATCAATTCTTTTAAGCGGGAAAAGGTTAACAATCCAGACCACGCACACATCCTGTCCGGTATCTTGAAATGCCCATGCTGCGGAAAGAGTATGTACGGCAATATCGCCAAGGCGCACAGCAAGGACAAGAAAACACGGTATTATTACTACTGCAAAAATACGGTAACACCTACCGGGCATGAGTGCAGTTTCCGTCTGAATATCGAGCAGACGGAAATCAACAAATTTGTGGCGAAGGTTATCTCCGCTATGGTCAACAATCCACGGTTTGTAGAAGCGATTCAGGCGAAAATCGGAACAGCAGTTGATACAGAAGATATGGAACGGCAGATTGCTGTCCTACAAGGGCGGCTAAAGCAAGCCTTTGGAACGAAAAGCCGCTTGGAGCGTCAGATGGATACCTTGGACATCAATGATGCCCACTATGACAGAAAGATTTTGGACTTGCAGCGCCGCTATGATGAGCAGTATGACACCATAGAGGAAATCGAAGTTCAGATTGGCGAATTGCAAAGTCAGATCCGCAGCATCCAGCAGGAGAAGATTTCCGGAGACAATATCTATCGCTTGTTGCTGGCATTTGATGAAGTCTACCATTCCGCAACGGAAGCGGAGCAGAAGGAGTTTATGAAGGCCTTTATCGAGCGAATTGAGATGTTCCCGGAGAAAAGGAAAGACGGAAGCTGGATAAAGAAGATCGTATTCAATTTTCCTGTGCCTGTTGATGGTGAGGAAGTGAAAGAACTTCCCTTGGAAACTGAAACAACTGTCGAGACGTTCCAGTACAAGGACTATGCAGACCGCTATTCGGACGCCTACGAGCTCTATGGCTATGACGCTGAGGCGCTGTTCAACCACTATGAGACGGTCGGCAAGGCCGAGAATCGGGTAGGACGCTTCAAGAAGACGGCAGAAGAAGATGACCGGCATCCCTATGTGTGGGACGCTGATGAGCCGCTGGACCCACTGCCGCCTTTGGACTTTCACGCGCAGCCGGACTGGTTCGATGCCCGTACCCTCCCGGAGAACCTGTCCAACGTCCGTATCATAAAAGAATATGAGCAGCTGGAAGCCTTTATAGAGAAAGACGAGTGGATCGGAGACCCCGTTCTGGTGCGGAAGGAAGAGCTCCTGACGGAGATGAGCAGCCGCGTCCGGAACTATGATGGCCGGCGCGGCGGAGCTGACTATCTCCGCGCCATCAGTCAGGACATCGACGTGCTGCTTGATTTCATGGGATAAGGATGCTATAAGATGAAAAGGGAAGAGCCTCACTGCAAAGCGGTGAGGCTCTTCCCTTTGGTGGAGCACAGAGGGTTCGTCTGGCTCACGTGTGGTGGAGGCAACGTGACCTTGTGCGAACTTTTTGGACAGTTCGCCAGCCGCCGCCTCCGCGTCCATGACGAGGTCGAAGTCGGCCTCGGCGTTAGAACCCCCCGAATAGTTGAAAGCGATCCGCAGGTGATCATCGGACAGGTAGACCACCGACACAAAGGTATCAATGACCTTGCGCCGGAACTCTTGGCTCTGCAAGCTGCCGCCCCGGAAGCGATCCAACCAAAAGAGAACCTGATCACGCTCCAGCCGGACGTGACTCAACTTTTCCAGTTCGATGGCCCGCTTCAGATCCTGGGCCTTGGCTTCCAGATCCAGAAGTCGCTGCTTTGTGGTCGAGGTGATGATTCCGGCTTCGATGGCCTTCATCACGTTGTCGGTGGCATTTTGGTTTTCCTCCAGTTCGGCGGTCAGGGCGGCCAGCTGCGCCGAAGCTGCCTCCCGCTCCTGATATTCCATCACGGCATCCGCGATCCACTCCATCACGTCAGGCCGGAGGACGTAGTCCAGAGCGGCCTTCACGACAACCCGCTCAATCCACTCGCGGGGCACGTTGGCCTTTTTGCAAGCCCGCTCCCGCCGCCGCTTTTGGCAGCCGTAGTAGTAATGCAGTTCGCCGCTCTTCCCGGTGCCGGAGAAGCCGATCATGTAGGACCCGCAGTGGGCGCACTTCAGCTTCCCTGTCAGCAGGTAGTCCCCGCCGTCTTGGTGACGGCCCCGGACGCTGCTGTTTGCTTTCAGACGCTCGTTCGCCGCCCAAAAGGTGCCCTGATCGATGAGAGCGGGCATCCCGCCCTCGATGCGGGTGTCCGAGAAATGATACACCCCGATATAGGCCTCGTTCATCAACAGCCGGAAGCTGCCCTTGTTCCACCGCCCGCCCCGGCTGGTTTTCAGCCCCTGGCTGTTCAGGTCGTTGGCGATATCCACAAAGGACATCCCCGCCGCAGCCTTTCTGAAGATCTCACGCACCACCTCGGCGTTTGCTTCATGGATGGCAAAGCGGCCATCCGGCCCCTTGCGGTACCCGAAAGGGATGGAGCCGGAGTTCACCTTGCACTGCTCGGCGTTGTATTTCATGCCCCGGCGAATATTCTGAGCGAGGGCTGCGCTGTAATATTCAGCAGACCCCTCCAGCACGGATTCCAGCAGAATCCCCTCCGGGCCATCCGGGATGGACTCCTTTGCATAGAGGACCCGCACCCCGGCCTTCTTCAGCCGGAACTTGTATGTGGCCGAATCGTAGCGGTTCCGGGCAAAGCGGTCGATCTTCCAGCAGATCACATAAGCCCAGTGGCCGTGAGCGGCATCCTTCAGCATTTGCTGGAACTGGGGGCGGTTATCGGTAGTGCCAGACAGATGCCGATCGGCGTAGACCTTCACCACCCGGAGGTTGTTCTGCCGGGCAAAAATCTCGCAGTCCGCCACCTGCTGCTCGATGGAACAGTCCCGCTGGTTATGAGACGAGTACCGAGTGTAGATCACGGCATCCTGCATATCCGGCTCAAGCATGGCCGGCTTCTTTTTTGCACACATTCAGAGCAACCTCCCGCCGCCCACCGAGGGCGGCTTTTTATTTGGATATGAGAGCATCCGCAATTTTAACGTATTTCTTCGCCGAGATATTCCCAGCAAGGAACTCTTGCCTCCACCGCTCAATTTCAGCCTGTGCATCTTCCAGCGCAGCCTTGCTTCCACTACGACTGACCTTCGGCCAGTCCTCCAGCATCCCAAGTTCCGAGGCCAGACGGTAGATGTGCTTGCAGGGCAACTCCCTGCTGGAATAATCGAAGCAGGAGCACTCCGACAGCGAAACCCGGTACGGTTCAGGATCAGAACCGATAACCACCGCCGTCTGATCTTCCACATTGACCGTGATCGCATCCGCTTTAATTTTCTCGCCGTTCAGACGACGCTTCACCTGCTCCGGCAGGGAGTGAATAGAAGAATCCCAGATTTCAGACCACACCATAAGTATGCCATCCTTTCCACATTAAAAAAAGGGGGAGAGCTGCCCACACGGACGGCTCTCCCTCTTTCTTTTTTGGCTTCACAGGGGGAGGCCCTCAGCCGCTACCTAGATACTTATTTCTTCAGTCGACTCAGGCCGTGTCTTCGGTGGTACTCGAAGCAGATGCAACCGTGCTCGGCGCAATACCTAAGCTCTTTTCATAAGCCGCCTCAGCAGCGGCTGTTTCTTCCGGGCTTGGCGTTCCTTCCTCAAAAACATAGCTATTGGGATCTGCCCCACAAGCGGTAGACGCAGCGATTACATCAACCATGAAACGGTACAGAGCGTCACGCTCAGCTTCGCTCAAATTAACCAGCTTCTCAATTAAGACGTAATCTTTCAGCCTGAGCCGATATTTTCTCGCCATCATGTCCAGCGGAGCGGACGGAGCAGCAATGAATTTTTCTCCAACGCCATCCCGTAGCCATTCAGGGTTCACTCCAAATTCCCGGCAGATCATTGTAATCGTTTGTCCGCTCGGCTTTGACTTGCCAGAACACATGGTAGAAACGCTGGAATCGCTGATACCTATCCGCTTTGCAAATTCGGTTTTCTTGATTCCTTTTATTTTAAGGATTTCATTGATTCGATCAGCAATGGTTTCCATTTTCGTTTTCACCTCCTTGCCCTAATTATACACCATTCGGCACGGTAAAGCAAGATAAAAATTTAGACAATCTAAATTTATTGCTTGACAATTTAGTCTGTCTAAGTTATAATTTAGATAGTCCAAAGCAAAGGAGGTTGACACCATGATGAACGCAAAGGACACCAGCAAATACACCCCTCAACAGCTTGCCGATGCAGAACGGTTCATGCAGCTTCTCTCTCGCGTCCCTGAAGATAAGCGGGATGCCGTCATTCAGAATACCGAATCCGTAATCATCGGCATCGAGATCGCGGCCAGAATCAACAAGGCCACCGCGAATGGCGGTGCTGCATGAGATTCCCCAACATCGATGCAGAGCGGCGAAAAGCACATCTGAGCAAGAGAAAGCTGTGCATCGCCCTCGGCATTAAGCCTGAAAAGCTGCAAGGATGGCAGGATGGGCGGCTGGAAATAAAGGCTCACGACCTCGTAAACCTTGCACGGCTTTTCGATACGACCACTGACCACATTCTCAGCAGGGCGTAAAAATAAGGAGAGAACACATGGATAAGTGCATCATTAAGAGCGCAGAAAAGCCCAGCGGCAACTGCCTCGTCCGGCTTTCACCGGCTTGCCACAAGCAGGTGCAGGAGTTAGCCCTCAGAACAAGTCGCTCCATTTCCAGCATCGCCACCGAACTGATTGAATTTGCCCTCCAGCGTGTAGAGGTTGAATACCAGTTCGATGACCCTCAGCCGGACGATACCCAGTAAGAAAGGAGCCATGCCAGATGGCCAGCACAAAGAACCTCAAGGCCGTGCCGACCACTGGCACGATGCCCCAACTTGACACCAAGAAGATACCCAAGGCAGAGCGGGTCAACATCGGCCAACTGGTCTTTGATGCCATCCAGCGAGAGTTCCAGAACCCGGAGGTTCGGGCTGAATACGAACGCTGGAAAGCAGATCGGGCCGCCAAGGGCATCGCCTGAAGAAAAGGAGGTACATGAGTGCGCGAAAGAATCAGGCTCAGCTTCCGCATCCGCCTGAACACCCTGGAGATTAAGCTGCTCGACGCGCAGTTGTTCCTGCTTCGCCGGGCAATGGACGCAAACCGCAGGGTGATTGACCTCTGCGACGTTACCATCGAACTCTGCGAAAGGAGGAACAGAATCCCATGAGAAATGCAAAAATCACCGCCGCCATTACCGCAGCGGTCGCAGCAGTCCTCACTGTTCTCGGCAAGGCGTTCAACTTCGGAGTGGACACCACCACCCAGATCTTGATGCGCTTCGATTACGACTGGGGCAGGGCAGCAGCAAGGGCGCCATTTTATTTTAGCCTCGCCATCGGCCTGATCGGACTTCTGGTCTGCGTCGGCTGGATCGTCTCGGAGGATGCCCGCCGCCAGCTTTGGAAGATGCGGAGCAAGCCGAAAGGCTACGGCAAGATCACCCGGAACCACGCCCGGAACCCTGAGTATCCGTATCGGGAACGGAGGGATTGAACGTGGCAAAGGCCGAAAGCCTTAAGTGGACGCGAGTCTGCATCCGATGCGGGAAAAAGATGGTCGGCGTTGCCAGCAACAAAAAGCTGTGCGATTCCTGCCTCCGTATCCGGCAGATCGAGCACGACCGAAAAAAGGCTCAGAACAACAAGCTGGAGGTCGTAGAGCGGACCACGCCGAAACACGCCCCGGAGGATTCCCTCCAAAACGATGTCCGGGAAGCGGAGCGGCTGGGCGTGAGCTACGGAAAATACCGGGCTTGGAAAGATGGGAGGATTCACATCCATGGTTAAGTCTTTCTGCAAGGACTGCCCAAACCGACACACGATCTGCCACGACACCTGCCCGCAGTACCATAAGTACAAGCTGGAGTTGAAAGCTGAGAACGCATACAACCAAGCCATGACCGGGCACGTCGGTGTTTATCACCGCGACCATGAGGACAGGCACCGTGAAAAGGGGCGCAAGCGGTACATGGGAGCGAACGGAGGTGCGGACAGGTGAAGCGGACTGCAAGCAAATGGGTTGACCCATCAAAGAGACTGCCTCATAGCCTGAAGCCCGTCCTCTTTGTAGAAAAATCACTCTTCCACGAGGAAGCGGTGGTCGGATGCTATGACTCCACCTATAAATGCTGGACGATTTTAGAGTACGGGTACAGCACCGCAAGATCCATTCCAACCGAAAACGTGCGGTGTTGGATGCCGAAACCCAAGCCACCTAGAAAGAGGAAACCTGCGAAAGCGAACGGAGGTGCAGGCCGATGAAAATGGCCCTGATAGAAAACACCCTGCTCATCAAAGAGGCCGACACCGTCCAGTTTGCGGTGATCAAAAGCTGGGGCAAGATGAAGTGGTCGAAAACCACGCAGACCCTCTCCGGCACTGCAGACATCGAACTTCTGGACAAGCTGTCCAGCATCGTCAAACTGCCGCCCCACATTGAAGCCCTTCGCCAGAGCCTCCACGACACGGCAGCAGCCGTCGATCAGGAGCGCATGAACGACAGCCCGGAGCCGCTTCTGAACTACCCGGTCAAGATGAAACTTTTCCGGCATCAAATCCGTGGGGCGAACATGGCCGCAATGGTTTTCGGGTGGATCGGCACGAACGGAGGAAACGCAACATGAGCGATATTCACAAAATGAGCCTGTCCTCGCTGCTCGGCCAGATCGACAGCATCAAGGACAACAGCGCATCCTTTCTCCCCGGCGAGGGGAAGCGGGACCCAGACAAGAAGATCTGGCAGGACGACGTGGACGCTTGCAACGCAGCCACCGAGATCATCAAGAAGCTCTGCGAGGAAAACTGCTTCTCGGTGGCCGAGGCAATCAGCTACATCGCACAGAGCAAGAAACTCCTGCAGGACTGGGGCAGCCTCCACGCCAAGTACGAGGTGCCGTCGCAGCCGGTCAAAAAGGACGGCGTATGGCATTGCCCGGAGTGCAATCACCGGGTAGACCCGCACCACTCGCACTGCCACTGGTGCGGAAACAAACTTCTGGGAGGTACAAGATGAGGCGCAAAGTAACATTTCTCAAGGTTGCCCCGGCGACCGCAGCAGTCAAGGACACCCGCCCGGTGTTCGCTACCATGCCCCTGCGCAAGAACGTCCCGAACCCCTGCAACCCGGAGTGGAAAGAGGCGACCTGCCCGGTATGCGGTCAGGCTTGCTGGCTTCAGGCCGGGAACGCCGAACTTGTCCGGCAGGTTTACCCAAACGCCAAGTTTGTGTGCAGCGAGTGCGCGTGGACAGGAAAGGCGGCGGCAAACCAATGAACGTCCGAAAATTCATCTCTACTTACAAGTGCCGCCTTTGCGGGGAAAGCTTTCAGAGTGTGGGCACCCCGAACATCAACAACGCCTACGCTGAGGTGTTCGACATTGCCATGTATCACAGTGGCGTGAGGAAAGAACTCAACGAAGTGCGGTCTCCCTCGCTGTTTGGCATCCACCACTGCGATGATGGCAGCGTGGGCCTCGCAGATCTTCAAGGTATGAAGAAAGTCGGTGGCAGCAATGGGTAAAAAGACAGTTGACGCGGAACACCTGAGCAGAATCCTGTTCAAATGGGCGTGGGAGGCAGGCTTCTCTGTCGACACCGACATCGTCGCCAGAACAACAAAGAACTGCTACAAGGCAGCAGCATCGCTGGCTTTGAAACTCCCGGATGTTGACCCGGAGAGTTTGCGCCAGAGGACGCACCTGAAGTACAACGCCACAGATCGAACGCTGACCTGCCTGAATTGCTCCGGGGAAACGAAACTCGGAGATTACGACAATCCAGAAGATTTCAAATACTGCCCTTTCTGCGGCTTCAAAGTTGTCAAGATTGCGGGGTGTGGAAATGGGTAAAGGCTTCGGTTTCCTTTTTGAGATGGGCTGCGGCAAGACCCTGACCGCCATCGCCGTCACCGGGGCCGGGTACAAACTCGGCAAGATCAAGCGGGTTCTGATCGTGGCCCCCACCTCCGTCTGCGCCGTCTGGCCGAAAGAATTTGCAGACTATGCCGACTTCAGGTACACAGTCAAGACGCTGCTGGGCACAAAACCCCAACGTCTCAAAGCCCTCGCCGATCTCGAAGCGTTTCCCTTCCAGAGCCTCAAGGTGGCCGTCATCAACTACGAGTCAACGTGGCGAGACGGCATCTTTGAGAAGCTGATGGAGTACGATGCCGACCTGATCATCGCGGACGAGAGCCAGCGCATCAAGACCCACGATGCAGCCCAGAGCAAGTCAATGCACCAACTGGGCGACAAGGCCCGGTACAAGCTGATTCTTTCAGGAACCCCGGTGCAGAACGAGGCGGTGGACATTTTCAGTCAGTACCGCTTCCTCGACCCGACCATCTTCGGCACCAACTTCTACGCCTTCCGCAACCGCTACGCCGTGATGGGCGGCTTCAATCGCAAGCAGATCGTCCAGTACAAGGACCTCGACGAACTCATCCGCAAAGAGCATTCCATCGCCTACCGGGTGACCAAAGAGGAAGCCCTGGACTTGCCGGAGCAGACGTTCCAGACTCGGAGCATCATCCTCTCGGCCAAAGAGCGGGCCATCTACGACCGTCTGCGGCGGGGGCGCCCCCCCCGGCCGGAGCACCGCGGGGGGGAG